AATCGATCAACTCGGACAAGATGCGATCGGTGTGAACTTCGTTGACCCGGTGCGTGACATCCTCGTCAAGAACGTGACTACCGGAGGAAGCCGTGCAGAGTTCATCGAGCAGGTGCGTGAGTACATCCTCGACACAGATGCAGGGGAAGGTAAGTTAGCGAAGTACACCAAGCAGATCGTGACAGACTCGCTCAATCAATACTCTGCCAACTACTCAGCAGTCCTGACTGACGATCTCGGTCTGGAATGGTATCAGTATAGTGGATCACTCAAAGACACATCACGACCGATCTGTGATGCGCTGATTGAAGCGAAGAAAGGTTGTATGCCCTTCATCCATCGCAGTCAGTTGCAGGAGATCGTGGATGGCTATGTCTGCGGAGAGAGAGTCCCGATCTATGAGAAGACAGGACTTCCGCAAGGGATGATTCCCGGAACGAACGCTGCCAACTTCCGCATCAATCGTGGTGGATACAACTGCAACCATCAGTTATACGCTGTCAGCGCAGCCATCGTGCCGAAGAAATTGCGTGATAAATTCGCAGGAAAATAGTGTATATTTGTATATATGAATCAAAAGTTTTTAAAGGTCACAAAGTACGGTCAGGACTGGTTTGAATTCCCAGCCGACAACGAAGTCAACGTGAGAGCCATGCTGATGAAGGATGGTGTTGATGCCGTGTGTGAGATCGTACCAGTGGACAATGAGGTCAAACTCTTGAAGGTTCAAGAGAAGACAATAGACATGACAAACAAGAAAAAATAACATGAACGTAGCTGAATTTATTCAGAACATCGCTGACCGCATCGGCATGGACAATGCTGATGAACAACTCAAGCAGATTGTCACCAATCCTGCACTCTCGTCAATCGCTGTACCTTCAAGCATCGCATCAGGTGTGCAGGGTAAACTGATGACAGAAGATGAGGCGAAGTACAATCCAACCATCAAGAAACACTTCACTGCTACTGCTCTGAATGCTGTCGATCTCAAGATCAAAGATGTGATTGATTCCTATGAGTTCGATGACGAGATTAAGTCATCAATCATGAGCGAGCAATCGTCTTACAATCGTATCGGTCTTCTTGCGAAAGCGATTTCTGATGCAAGGGAGAAGGCAATCAGCGCAACAGGTGGAGAGAAGAAAGCACTGCTTGACAAGATCAATGAACTCACTACCTTGCTGAACACCGAGAAGGATTCACGCAAGAAGGACATTGAAGCAGTAAACTCACAATGGCAACAACAGCTCACAGATAAAGAACTGAACTCTATGTTCACTGGTTATGATTACGCTCTCGACTTAGATCGTGATGTGACCATCACCACTGCTCGCAATCTGTGGGAGAAGAAACTTAGAGAGAGGGGAGGCAAGTATGTCTATGATCAGACTGGACTCAAGCTCGTGAACAACGATGCACCCGATCTTCCATTTACCATTGACAACAAGCCTGTCGACATCCGCAACTTCACAGAGTCGGTACTTGCCGATGCGAAGTTGTTGAAGGTGAAAGGGGCGCAAGCACCTGCACCAGTTGCAGGTCAGCCAGTGCCTACACCACTGCCGACCAAACCAATTGCACCAGCAGCGAAGAGTCAAGTGAGTCAAGCACTCGCTGACTTCCGTGCAGGATCGAACTGAAATTCGTGATTAGTGATAGGGTCTGATGACCAATAGCAGGGCGCAAGCCAACACATTTAGTATTCCAATTTAAACTTCTTAATTATCCTCTATAACAATGGCTAATGGATATTGCGAAGCTCTGCTACTTCACCTTGAATCTATCGCAGGGCAAAACTATCCCGGACAGAAAGTAACAATGCCGGGCTTCTTGAATATGTTAGTGACTTCACCTGATCGTCCTTCTGCAATTCAGGAAGGTTATCAAGGCGGTCACTACCGTACAGTTAATGTAAAATATATGCCTCGCACAGTGGCTGCACAGGTGTCAACTTCTGACTCTTGCGCTATCGATCTGCAGCCGGCATACAAAGAGACTACTGTGAGCGTGAACAACGTGGCGCAGAGTGGTTTGTGGATTTCGGATGATACCGTGAGACAGTATTGCGAGGACAGTTCACGCACTGTTGCTGTGGGCTTACCTGCGACTCAGCTGATGACTGAACATCTGCGTGGAATCCTTCATGCGATGAATGGCATCTATCAGAAGATGGAGAATGTCCTGACTACAAGCATGGCTTCTACCTTCGGTAACCACGTTGCAACAGGCACTGCGACTGCTGTGGCTGTGAACATCGAGCAAGATGGTACGCTGAATGATCTCGGCACTGGTATGACTAAGCTATTAACAGATTTTGCTTCCAACGAAATGTGCGGTCAACCGGTGTTTGTGGGGGCTTTGGGGTCACTCATGCACTCGTATAGCATCCAGAAGAATCGTGCTGCGCTCGGACTTGCTTCTGCTGGTGTTGACTTCGGTGCTATGACTAATGACTTCCAGTTCTTCGCATCTGGGCAGACTGGTAGCACATGGGGCGCACAGCACGTTGGTATGTTCGCTCCGGGTAGCGTTCACCTCGTAGAGCGTCAGGACAACGTAGGATCATTCGCTGGTCAGCGTGGTACTTCGTTCTTCACCACTATCGTTGATCCACGCACTCAGTGCTGGACTCCAAACGGTCTTGGCAACATCGCCTTCGACTTGCAAGTGAAGTACATCGACTGCCCTGAAGACCTTGCGAACCTTGCTGCTGGCTATGTGAATCCTGATACCTTCACTGCTAATCGTGGCTATGCTCTCTACATCAAGAAGCGTTACGGTCTGTTCACAACACCGAAGGATGCCTTCGATGGCGGTGATCGTCTGGCAGGAAGCAATGGTACACTCCGCTACGTTGTTTCTAATACATAAGAGTTGTTCTTGTTGTTGTCGATTGGGGGCGGGTTCGCTCGCTCCCTTTCATTAATCCTTAATTGAATGAACTGTTTAAACGACTACGTAGGACTGAGAGGGTGTGGTGATACTACACCACCAAGCGGATTGTATGTGAACGATCTGCCGGGCATCTCCAACGAGATACTCGTCAAGCTCACCAATCAGGAGAACGCAACTTACGTTGATGTATGGAACATGATACAGCAACGTGCTGGGCTGCGTTTCTCTCTCGATGTGCGTGAAGCAATGGGCAAGCACTATAAGTTGAACAGTCTCATGCAAGGGATTAATGTTGGCAACGATGTGGGTGGTATCGCAGCATCACGACCAGTAGGATTTGCAGGATTCACCATTGAGATGATTGATTCCAATTATGAATACGTGCCTTCACCATTGGCATCGATTCATGTACAGCAATTGGTATTGTGGGCTGATCAGAATTATCAGAGTATAGATTTTACTTTCTATGATCTTGATCAGAACATTCAGATATATGGAACTCAATCATCACTAACAAGTGGTAAGAATGTTATTGAAATAAATCGTACTTTTCATAATTTATATCAGAGCAACACATGGAGATTAGGAGTCTTCTACGACATCGGTAGTATGTCGGATAGTTACGATATGATTCTGCCTTATTCAAGATCAATCATGTCGTGCTGCGATGTCAGGATACAAGGATTCGGAAGTGATACGATTGTATCAGCAGGATCATTTGGGAACAACACATACGGACTAAGTGGTATCTTCAGTGTAGTATGTAACTGGGATGCGCTGATCTGCCAGAACAAGGTATTGTTCTCCCGTGCATGGTGGTATCTCTTAGGTATCGAGATGCTCACCGAATTATTATACAGCAACAAACTAAACCAATACACCACTGTGAACCTTCAGCGCATGGATGCTCTCCGTGCAGAGTATCAGGTGGAGTACAATAAAACATTGACGCAGGTAGCAGGAGGATTCAAACTCTCATGCGATTGTTGTATCGAGTGCAATGAGCCAGTACAGTTAAGGGAAGCAACACAATTCTACTGAGATATGAGAAACAAATGTGGATGCAGAGGCGGTAAGCGTGGAGGTAAGAAATGATCAGCGTTGATGTTGATGTTTCTGCTATCGTTGACTTGAAGAAGCGAGTGCTTACATTAGCGCAGACTGACTCTCTGTTGCGAGAGATTGCGACAAGTATGGAGACTGTTACACGCTCAAGGATACATGAGCAGGGTATAAACTCTGCCGGGTCGCAGATCGGAACTTATAGTCCTTCATATCTTGAACTAAGGCGAGAGCAACAAGATCGTAGTAATACCAATGTGAATCTTGTATTCACAGGAGACATGGAGCGTGATTATAAGATCATACCAATATCTGATACAGAGTACGGTCTTGGATACACTGACGATAACAATGCTGACAAAGCCAAGTGGAACACCGAACGCTACGGAAGAATATTCGCACTCACAGACGATGAACTCTCTCAAGTGCGTGACATCATCAAAGAATACTTAAACAAATTATAATGCCATACATCAGTCAGATCGTTGACATCATCAACAACACTCTTGCCAATGGCAAGATTAAGGATGACATTCGATTCCGCAAGCAACTGCACGGACTGGCTGAACTTTTACCACGACATATCAATGACGATCAGAACGCAATTCCTGCACTGGTATCATTGACAAATAACATCACCTTCTCAGGATTCGATGACAGCAAGAGCATCGTCATCTATCACAGGTGCGTGGAGACAGAAATCATCGAGAGCGAGTTTCAGTTCGGTGATGGACTCAACACAGCAAGAGAAGAAGCACGGATGCGTATGTATGTATTCGCAAACAGGACAATCACGAAGACCACACCACAGCAGTTGAGCTTCCTGCTGAGTAGTGGAATACAGCAGCAGTTAGCGTACTCGCAGTTGACAAACTATCCGGGACTATTCACTGCTACAATCGAAGCTAACATCACGAAT